AGCGTTTGTCCAGCTATTCGATGCCGAGGTCAAACAAGCCTATCAGGGCACTTCGATGTTGGCTGGTACAGTGCGCACCAGAACCGGAGTTGAAGGCTCGACCGTCAACTTCCCTACAGTCGGAAAGGGTGCCGCATCACTGCGTTCTCCACAAACTGACGTAGTGCCGCTTAACACCGATTTTGCGACCGTTAGCTGTACATTGCAGGACTATATCGCTGCAGAGTACAGTGACATCTTCAACCAGCAAAAGGTAAACTTTGACGAGCGTTCCGAGTTAGCGCAAGTCGTTGGCTCTGCAATTGGACGCCGCCAAGACCAGTTAATTCTGGACGCAATCGCGGCAGCATCAGCGGGCACCACAGTGGCCAATACGGTTGTAACATCAGGCTCTGCCGCTGCATCTGACCTTAACGTTGGTAAGATTATTGCGGCGGCTAAAGCACTGAACGCAGCTAACGTGCCAAGCACCGACCGCCACATGGTTATCCACGCAAACGGCCTTGCCGCATTGCTTGGTGACGAGCGGGCTGTTTCGTCTGATTTCAATTCACTGCAAGCATTACAGCGTGGAGACATCAACACGTTTATGGGCTTCACCATGCACGTTCTTGGTGACCGCGATGAGGGTGGCTTGGCAATTGACGGCTCAAGTGACCGCACAAACTTTGCGTTCCACAAGTCTGCGATTGGCTGTGCAGTCGGAATGGCACCAACGACAAAGATTGACTACATCGCTGAGAAAACTTCGTTCTTGGTTGCTGCATGTCTGTCTATGGGTGCTGTCGCAATTGATGCCGCTGGCATCGTAGACATCACAACTAGGGAGTAATCTAGATGGCTTTCGATAGAGCGAACTGGTCACCGATTGGTGGCCAATCCAAACGGGGCAAAGCGCCTCAAATGTGGTCCTACACCACCACTGACGCCAAGACGGTTGTCGATGGTGCGGGCTACTTCAATGATGTGTCTGGTGACGTAGTAGTGGGTGACCTCATTTACTCCTACGCCTCAACCGGCGGCACCGCTACGGCCTCACACCATGTTGTACTTTCTAACGCATCAGGCGTGGTTGACGTAGGTGACGGCGTGACCATCGCGGTTACTGACAGCGACTAATAACGATTACGGGGGCGGGCAATCCGCCCTCGTACCTATTGGAGTTGATACATGGCCCAGGGCGATACAAGCATTTCGATTTGCAATCAGGCGCTGTTACTGTTGGGCGATGAAAGTATCTCAAGTTTTGACGATGGCACCGCCGGTTCCTCAGCTTGCTCTATCGTGTATGACATGGTCAAAAATTCTACTCTCGGCATCTTCTCTTGGTCGTTTACGGTGGCCAAGGTCGAACTTGCCAGAAGCACCAACACCCCGGCATCAGAGTGGACCTACGAATATATTCTACCATCTGACATGCTCACCGGCGTACCTCGCGCCGTGCGTACCAGTTCGGCGGCTAATGCCCCATTGGTGCGGTCCTATGAAATAAACCAATCAACCGGCGGTCTGTCGGTCCTGATGACCAACGAGACCAGCATTTATATAGATTACCAGAAGGCAGTGCCAGAAGCGCAGATGCCCCCGTATTTTATCACGCTAATGGTGTACCAGCTTGCGTGGCACCTGGCCGAGGTTATCACTGACCAGACCACCAAGTCACAATACTGGCGCTCCATTGCTCTTGGCTCACCGTCCGAGAACTTTCGCGGCGGCTGGCTGCGTCAGGCCATGTCTATGGATAGCAGCGGCACACCGCCCAGCGTCATCTCAGATTACTTGTTGACTGACATCAGATGAGCCGCACCCAACAATATCAAGCGTCTTTCACAGTCGGTGAACTGGACCCGCTCTTGCGCGGTCGCATTGACTTGCAACAATACTATTCGTCGGTGGACCTTGCCGACAATGTTGTGTTTGAACCTCAAGGCGGGTTTAGCCGCCGCCCAGGCACTCGGTTCGTGCATGACCTGACGGCAGACAATCCCAACAACAGCGTAATGCTTATACCGTTTGAGTTCAGCACCACCCAGAAATTTATGATTGTGGCGTCTGCCTACAATACCAGTTCGACCATCCGCTTTCGTTTCTTCGCAGACCAGACGCAAATAGAGAACCTCAACAGCACAACTAATGAGTACATAGATTTTGCGGTCGGCACTCTCTATGGCGTGTCAGCCTTTGACCTTCAGAAGCTATACTTTACGCAGTCAGCCGACACGCTAATTTGTACGCATGAGAACTTCGCCCCGTTTCGGATTACCCGTGGCGCAAACAATCAGACTTGGACCGTTGCGGCATTGACGCTGACCAAGCCGTTGTCCGCTTTTACCGTGTCCACTAGCAACCCATCGGCCACCATCACGCCAGATGCCGTCACCGGTGTAGTGACAGTAACCGCTAGTTCTGGCATCTTTTCATCTGGCAACGTCAACCAATACATCAACGTAACAAATGATTTTGGCCGCGCCCGCATCTTTGAGTTTGTTAGCAGCACGGTTGTGCGCGTCATTACAGAAGTGCCCTTTGCTAAAGCCTCAACGGCCATTGCCAGTGGGTCATGGGAACTAGAAGCGGGTTATGAGGATTGTTGGTCTAACACTCGCGGCTGGCCACGCACCTGTACGTTCCACGAAGGTCGCTTGTATTTCGGCGGCAGTGCGTCAGAACCGGCCACGCTGTTTGGCTCCAAAGTATCCGACTTCTTTAACTTCAAGGCCTCAGAGGCTTTGGATGACGATGCCATCAAAGTGACCCTAGCCACTGACAGTGTCAACGCCATTACCGCCCTGCGCTCTGGCCGTGACTTGCAGATATTCACCACCGGGGCCGAGTTCTTTGTGCCTCAAGCCGACCTCACGCCAATCACGCCATCCAATGTAACGGTCAAGTCAGCGACACGGCGCGGGTCCAAGCTGGGATTGCGTCCGCAAGCTGCCGAAGGCGGTACGCTGTTCATGTCCAAAGAGGGCAAGGCATTGCGTGAAATGTTGTTCTCTGACGTTGAACTTTCTTACGTGGCCAACAACATCAGCCTTCTTTGCAGTCACATGATACTGGACCCGCAACGCATGGCGCTTAGACCGGCCACAGACACCACTGAGGGCGATTTGCTGATGGTCGTCAATGGTTCCTCAACAACGGGCTACAGAGCGGCAAGCACTGGGTTTGCGGGCAATATCGCGGCATTCATGCTGAACAGGCCACAACAGATTGTTGCAGCTAGTACGTTTAGCACTGACGGTGATTTCATTGATGTCGCGGTGGATGGCGATACTATTTACTGCATTGTCAAACGCACGATAGGTGGCGCGGCGAAATACTACATAGAAACATTTGACGATGACCGCACGACCGATTGCAGCTTGCAATATTACGCTAACCCGGTTGCGCCTGACCAAGCACTGCCCAGCAACACAACGGCGGGTTCTCTCAGCCATCTTGAGGGCGAGGTGGTCAACGTAATCCGCGATGACATAGTTGACGCCAATGACACGGTCGCATCGGGTAATGCCGCATTGGGCGGCGTTCCGGCAAGCTATGCTGAGGTGGGCCTTCCCTTTACGCCGACCGTAACCACGCAACCGTTTGAGCCAAGGGCCGCGTCCGGCTCTAGCCAATCAGCCAGGAGGCGGGTGGTTGAGGTCACACCAATACTGGACAGAGCGCAGAACCTGACGGTGCAAGGCAAAGAGGTGCAGCTACAGACCCTGCCCTTGTCCGGCACCGGGTCAGTTCCAACCTTTACAGGCGTCAAAAAGCAAATGGGGTTTCTTGGCTATAGCCGTGACGCCCAGATAACAATTAGCCAGAGCAAGCCGGTGTTCTTCACCGTCCTGGCCCTTGATTACAAAGTGAGTGTTGGAGCATGAGTGGCGTAGAAATAGCTCTTCTTGGGGCACTTGCTGCCTCATCAGCGGCAGCGGGTTTTGCCAAGGTTAAGTCGGCCAAGTATCAACGCAACGCCTACTATTCGCAAGCGCGACAGGCTGAACTAAAGGGCCGTTCCGATGCCTTGGCCTACAAGCGCGAAGGCATAGACATTCTTCGCAACGTGCAGAAGACAATGGCCACGGCCAATGTCCGAGCCGCCGCCGGTGGCCTTGCGCCGTTTGTCTCTGGCGAAAGCACAAGCCTAATTAACATAGCGAGTATGCGGGGGGCCGCTGACGAGTTCTCGGTGCAAACTGACAATGCCTCGCTGGCACAAAGCATGTCTCAAGCTCAAGCCGACAATCTCCGCACCGCCGGTGACGTTGGCGTTAAAATGGCGCGGAAAAATGCCAAGATATCGTTTGTGCAAACAATGGTTCAAGGCGGTCTAATGACGGGCGGCGGTGGCGGTGGCAATAATTTTGCTGGAGGTTACACGGGCAACGCTACGGGCGTAGGCTACGGCTCAGGGGCAACACTTAATGCGGGACAGGGCGGCTAATGGTAGAACGTCCCACATATCAAAGGCGAGGCGCACAACTGCGAATGCCGACTTTCCAAGATGCGGTGGGTCAGGTTGCGGCTAGAGGTGCGGCACAAACAGGGCAAGCACTAGACCGTATGACCCAGTTCTTTTTGCAACAAACGCAACAGCAAGCAGAAATTGCGGGCGCAGAATATGGGGCGTTACACGCGCCTACTAAGAAGCAAATTGAGGATGCGTACAAATCAGGCGGTGCAGTAAACATTCCCGGTGGCAATCTGACTGTTTTCGACCGCGCCGCCAAGCAAGCCGCATACAATATGGCCAGCGACCAACTGGAAATGCTGACCCGCGAAAAAATATCAGAGATTGTACTGGGCGCTTATCAAAGCAAAATACCCGCTGATGATTTGGCTGAGAGTATTGACGCAGTGATTGCTGGCTATGCGGGTACGTTTGACAAAGAGGCTCCAACGGTTGCGGTCCAGTTCCGCGCCAAAATGGGCATCTACGCTAACAACGAGTTTGAGGCATACAGCAAGTGGATGATTGGTCAGAATAGGTCTAATGCGGCGGCAAGCTTTTATGCGGCACACACCGCATTAGACGCAAGTGGTCATCCTCAAAGCGTGTTTAACAATACACCAGCGGGGGGCAACTAATGGCTGAAGCTGTTTCCATTGTTAGAGGGGGAAACGTTAGGCGTTCACTCAAGCCCAAACTGCGCCCTACCTTAAACAATGAGGTTATAGATTTAACTGCCCCGGCGACCGCTATTGAGCTAATCCAAATGGAGAAGCTAGAACGGTTGCAGCAATACGCTGGCTTGGGCATGACGCCATCACAAATTAAAACGGCGGCTGACAACTTTGACAAGGTGCGTATCGATGCGGCCATGCAGGTGATGGTTGACAAGGCTTTTAACTATAAGGTTGACCAAGTAATTGAATTTGTAGCAAAGGGCGATGTTGCGCCTTTTAAACTAGACAATGGTTTGTACAATTCTGTGACGTACTTACACAGCACTGGCATGTCATATCGCGATATAGCTAATGAATTACGAACTCGGCATATTGCCGCAATAAATTATGAAGAAGCATTGAGCCGACAAAACGATTTGCAAGCCAAAAGAACAGAAGAAAATTTTAGCGCGGCAGCTACACGCGCAATGATTGATGGAAACGATGACGAATTTATAAATGCAGTAACTGGTCTTGAAGCTACTGACAAAAAGGCAGGGGCAGAACTTCGCAAGCAATATGCTGAAGCGGGCAACGACCGGCTGACCAGTGATTCAAAAGCCATAGACTTTTTGGACGGCAAGGGCATTGAATTGTCTTATGCAGATTTGTACAGCCAACTTCTTAATTTGAGCGATGCCGACAAAAAGAAATATTCGGATAGAGTAAAAACACTTGAGAGCGATGAGTTCACCGCCGCAAAAACAATTATTGCTGGCCAAATGAAAATATCAGTTCGCATACAAGACATGGCGGCTGATGATAAGAACCTAGCCCGGCATGGCATATTCAGACAAATTATAGGTGAGCTTCAATTGCGAAAGGTCATGGCCGCAAGAAATAATGAAAACTTTGACGCGATTGAAGTGGGCCAAAGTTTGGTTAAGCAAATGTTTACTGAGCATCTAGCCATAGAGTTCCAAGAAGACAAGAACTCGGCAACAGGCTATATCAGGATGGTAAACAGTGACGAACTTAAGGGCACTGGACGATTACTTGACCTCACAGATTATTTGACAGCACAAACATATTTTGAGGGTGTTTTAAGAAGCCTTAAAGATGGCAAAGCAGTAGACCGTTTTAAACCAGACGACATCCAATTTGTTGAAGTTTACATTAACGCAATGAAAAAGGCGCAAGGGCAATGAGCGAACTATTCAACGCCCGCGAACAGTCACACGCGACTAGGCAGCAAGTGGGCCACAAGGTCTATATCACCGGCAAGGGCGCATCTTACACCCCGCCACCGCCACCGCCCTCGTTCAAGTATCAACTTAGCCGGGGCATCATTGGCGGTTTGCGCGATACGGCGCAAGGTGCAATTGACATACGCAATGAGGTGGCCAGCATTCTTGAGCCATTTGCCGAGGCAATACCGACCGAGGCGCGTGACGCAATCATTACTAGCCTCATGGGATTTACCACGCCCCGCGCTGATGACAGCGTCCAAGAGGTGCCTGGCTTGCCAGAGGTTGATGCGCCTGATGCGGGCGTGGCTGAAGGTTTGTTGCGCGGTCTAGTTCAGTTCGGTGCGGGTGCCGCCGCTGCACCAATCAAAGGTGCGGGCATGGTTGCACAAATGGGGCGTGGTGCTGTTGCCGATGCTTTGTTTGACCCCGAAGATGGCAACCTATCAACCATGCTCAAAGAGTTTGGGCTTGAGGGCGCGGTGCTAGATTTCTTAGACAGCCAGGTTGACGGTGACGCTGGGGCCGAGGAACGGTTGCAAGCCCGCGTGATGCAGTCACTAGAAGGCGCGGGTCTAGGCGCATTGGTTGACGGTGCAATGGCTGGGTTTCGCGCTATACGGTCAGATGAGGGGCTAGTTGAAACAGTACGGCAATCGCTGGCTGAGACCGGCGCAAAGGCCAAGGCGGCGTTTGACGCTATTCCAGTAGATAGCAACACGATGTACAGCAACCCAATGGTGGCCGCTGTTGATGCGGCTAAAGCCGCTTACGAGGCGTCACCGAATGACCCCCAGTTACGCATAGACTATTTTGATTTACGCAAGCAACGCGATGCTGACCCAGTGGCGCAAGCGCAACCGCCTACTGACGCAGAGCCTGGCATCATTGCGTTTCACGGTTCGGCGGCTGACTTTGACCAGTTTCGGCTTGAAAAGATTGGCACCGGCGAAGGGGCGCAAGCGTATGGCTATGGGCTTTACTTTGCTGACAAAGAGGCCATTGCAGACTTTTACCGTGGCGCATTAACTGACGCACCGTATGACTACAAGATTGACGGGCAGTCAGTCAGTGAGATGTATCGCAATGCCGTCTATGCTGAGAATTACGAACTTGCGGACGTACTTGAACAAGTGCAATTGCATGACACGCCCAAGACATTAAAGGCGAAGTTCACAGTCGAGAACGGCTATACCCAAGAGACTGCCGATTTCGTTGCTGACCTTGATTATGACAAACTGACCGGCGTTGATGTTGATGGCAAAGAGATACCGCTTGGCCGCATATACAAAGTTGGTTTGACGCCCAAGCCAGATGACTTGCTTGACTATGACAAGCCGCTGAGTCAACAGCCTGAAAAATACAAAGCGGCATTAAACGAAATTGCTAATATTCAAGACATACCAGTAGTTGACCAGTTTGGGCAATCTGCATCATTTGGTTCTTTTCAAGACGCATTAAGTCAAAAAATCGGGCCAGAAAATGCAATGCGGGAATTTTTCGAGGCGGGCATTCCCGGCACCAAATACCTTGACGGGAACTCCCGTAACTCTGGGGCGGGTTCAACAAACTACGTCATATTTGATGACAGCATGATTAAGATACTTGAGAAGTACGGCATTGTTGGACCTGTCGCTATATCGGCAGCGGCGGCGTCAAAAGGTGGGCAAAAGGATGACGAGACATGAGCGTAGCTGACAGCCCAATACTTCCCCAGCCAGAAGCACAACCACCAATGGTTGAAGCCGGTGTAGCCGGTGACATGACGCCAGCAACTGAGGTCGAACCGCAAGGCGTTGAGGTCGCGGGTCCACTCAAGGACGCGATTGGCGCGGCGGTCGGTGCAGTAGTTAAGCCGATTGATGAGTTTGTGGGACGCGCAGAAGAGCGAACATATGGGCCACAGTCTGATGTGCCTATGGAAGCCGGACCCGGTGGCAGTATTATTATCCCAGCCTTACCTAACCAAGACCTAGAGACATTCAACAGAACTCTTAGCGAAGGCGGTTTTCAAAGCGGCATTAACTTGGGCCGCATTGGCGAGATATTTGACCAGCTAGACGCAAACACGCAAACGCGCATAGCCGGTGATGGCGGGTTCGACCTTGAGACAGTTCTAGACAACATCAAGCAAAACAATGTTGAACTGTTCCAGTACTTGCGCCGTGACAAAAAGACAATGGACGAACTGGTAACGCTGGCAAATGCGACCGGCTTTGAAAACATCATGTTCAAGTTTCTCAACCGCAAGCCTGGCGAACTCGCACCCGCCGAGGACGTTCTAGCCGGAATGGTTGGTGTGGTTAAACTGAGCCAAGAACTGCAAGCCGGGGCAAGGTCCATTGTAAATGCAGCGGGTGACGATGCGCTTGAGGCAAACGAGTTTAAAAAGTGGAAACTGCTTCTCAGCCTGACAACTAACCTAGCGGCACAAGTGTCGGGCAATGTCAGCGAGGGCGGTCGAATGCTGGCCGTTGTGTCTAACGCATCTAGGCTAGATTTGAACGTGGGCGAGTACGCCGAGCAACTTGATAGAATGATTGCCGAGATGGACGATGGCTTGATACAGTATCATGCCCAAGCGTTTCTAAGCATGGAGAACCCCGCCGCCCGCGCCAAGTACGCCGAAAAAGGAGTGCTGGCCAAGTCGTATGACTTCGCAATGGAGAATTACATTAACGCTTTGCTTTCTGGCTTTCAGACCCATGCTGTTAATGTCGCGGGCAACCTAGGTTTCCAAATACAGACTTTGGCCGAGCGTGGCGTAGCTGGCGTTTTTGGTAATATCCGCACGGTCGGCGGGATGCGTGGCGAGATTGGTGACCAGGCTTACATGGGTGAAGCCACCGCCGAAGCCTTTGGTCTTATGATGGCGCAGCGTGATGCCATGACCTTAATGGCCAAGACCTTTGTCACCGGCGAGAGTTCGGACGTAATCAACAAAATTGACTTACGAACCCAGCGGGCACTCGGCAGCACTGACAATATGATTGATATTAAAAACTCACTGTTTGCCGGTGACTTCTCAAAATCGGCCATTGATACCTTGGGCATTGCCACCCGATTGTCGGGCCGTTTCTTAGCAACTGAAGACGAGTATTTTAAGGTCATCACACGCCGCCGGGTTCTATATCGTGAGGCTCACCGCGCTAGTCAGATGACGTATCAGAATGCCCGCAAGGCTGGGTCTAGCCGTGCTGACGCAAAGCAGCTTGCCAGCGATACATACACCAAAACAATGATGACCCCACCGATTGCGGTTCAAAACATGATGACCACCGAGGCCCGCAAGATGACGTTCCAAGGGCAACCGGCTGGGTTCTTCGGCAAAATGGGGCCAATGATTAACGACATACCGGGCATGAAAGTGATTGCGCCGTTCTACAACACGCCAACCAATATCATTAATGAAGCATTTGACCGCACTCTTAACTGGTCACCGATATACAAGGCGCTGAAGCAGAAGGTTAGCCAGAGTTCAACGGGCCAACGTTTAGGAATGTCGCAGCAAGACCTTATCTCAGGTAAAGAGTTTGACCTAGCTGCAGCAAAACTGGCTCTAGGCAACTCTATTGCTTTGACCATGTTTGGCTTGGCAAGTGGCGAGGACCAACCTGACAGGAACATAATTATCACCGGGTATCTGGATGGGATTGAGGGCGTGATGGGCCTTGATGGTCTGGACTACAAAGTCACTGGCTCTATCGGCAACTCACTTGAAAGCCGAGCATCTATTGCAGCCGCTGCCGGTGTGCCGCCCTACTCTATCGGTGTGTGGAATGACGAACTTCAAACGTATGAGTGGACTAGCTTTAGCCGCTTTGACCCGCTGTCGGCGCTATTGGCGATGGGCGCGGACATGGCTGAATATTCGCGGTACGGTGATGAGGCTGGCATGGTCCAACTAACCGCGGCGTATTCGTTAGCCGTGGCAGAGTACGCAGAAAACATGCCGTTCCTGCAAGGCGTGTCAGAACTTAACAATGCGCTTTTTGGGCGGGGTGGCAGTCAAGAAAAGTTCATAGAAAGAATGCTGGCTTGGGTTGGCGAAGACTACGTTGGCAACCTTGGCACCAATGTTGCGGGCAACCTAGACCGTTCAACCTTTGGCTTGCTGTCCTATGCCGCTGAAACAATCTCAGGCGGCGAATATCCGCTTATTTCTCAGACCTCATACTTGGCGCAAATGGAGCGTATGCAGTACCCAACTAAGTCTAGCACTCGGTTGCCAGCCGGTGACATGCCTGGGACAGATACGCGATACACAGAAGCGCCTGAGTTTATGCAGGGGTTTTACCGCGCATTACAAAAGGCCAAGGCAAGAAACCCGTTTTTCTCGCCAGAACTTAAACCCGCTCTCAGCTTTTGGGGTGATGAAATGGTGGCCGGTAAGGGCACCCGCGCTGAAATGTTTAACCCGATGCGAACTAGCCAGGGCGAACTCAGCCGACTAGACGAGGAACTGATAAGATTGGTTGAGATTGGCGAGGGCCGGTTTGGCTTTCACCGCGACCGCATTGGCGAGACTAAACTAAACGCTGACCAGTTCGACATGTTTGTCAAAACAATAAACACGATTGATGAAAGCGGAAACATGCCGGGTGATGATGGCTATGACGCCGCCGAGACATTGAAGCTGGCAATGAGAATGCAGTTGAACAAAGAAGAATACATATTGGCAAATACTGATGCCGATAGGTTCGACCAACTGCATAAAATTCTTAGCAATCGCAGGGGCAATGCAAGGAAGTGGATGGCTGGTTCACCGGGCGATGACTTTGGTTCTGGTGGTGACATCCTGCTTGATGCCCTGCGAGTTAAAGACGAAATTAGGACACAATGACAAATCACCCAAAACAGTGTACAATCATTAAAAGGAAGGATTGGTAATGGCCACTTTTGCAATTAGCGCAGTTACGCGCAAAGCCCAGGCCACGGCCAATGGCTCAACCACTCAGTTCGCGTTTAGCTTCTCGGTAAACACTGAGGCAGATGTTGCGGTGTTTGTCGGCACTACGCTCAAGACAATCTCAACGCACTACACGGTCAGCATAACTTCCAGCACCGGCGCGGGGTCTATCACCTTCACGTCAGGCAACACGCCAACGAACGGCCAGATAGTCACCATCATGTCCAAGACGGCACTGGCCCGGTCGAGTGTGTACACATCCGGCGGCACGATAAATGCCACTAGCCTAGAGACAGATTTCGACACCAACATGATGCTGTTCCAGCAACAGGACGAGCGCCTAGACCGCACCTTGATTGCCCCGGTGGATGACCCCACTAGCATCGATATGACCTTGCCAAACAAGGACACCCGCAAAGGCAAGTCACTGGGCTTTGACGGCACCTCTGGCAATCCAACGGCTATTGAACAGGTGACCGGGGCGGCAGTCAATGTCTCTACTGTATCGGCTGGTGGTTCAGCAACGGCATCTGTGTCTGTATCAGGCGGCACGGCTACGTTTGCTTTAGGCATTCCGACCGGCGCAACAGGTGCCACTGGTGCCACAGGCGCAGCGGGCGGCGGCATGGCTGAACTCAGTTCGGACAGTTCGCCCCAGCTTGGCGGGGCACTTGATGTTGTGACACATGACATCGTTACGACAAGCAACCGTGACATAGAGCTTGCGCCAAACGGAACTGGCAAGACCGTGCTGAAGGGCAATACGAACCCTGGCACAATCGTGCTAAATTGTGAGAGTAATAGCCACGGACAGACTATCATAGCACAACCGCACTCAGCGGGTGTAACCAATACACTGACCCTGCCAGCCGGTGGTAACCAGACATTAGTTGGTACAGCAGGAGCAGTGTTTACAGGTGATGTAACTATACCAGCGGGTGATTTAATTATTGGTTCAACTACTGTTACAACAACAGGTAATGAATTTAATTACCTAGACATAGCAACTCTGGGCCTGTCACAAGCCAGCAAGGTTGTCACGGCAGACGCCAACGGTGTGATTACCTTGGATAATGGTTTCAGCGAGGAATACGCGGCGGTCACGTCTAGCTCTAACGCAATAGCAATTGACCTTAGAACAGCGAATAACTTCAGCCACACGCTGACAGAGAACACCACAATCAGCTTTGCCAATCCAGCGGCTAGCGGCAAGGTCAGCGCGTTTACTTTAAAGGTTGTGCAAGCAAGCTCTGCTAAAGCAATCACATGGCATAGCAGTATAAAATGGGCTGGCGATACAGCGCCTACGTTAAGTACAGGCAACGGCGAAGTAGATGTGTTCTGCGGATACACCGTAGATGGTGGAACTAATTATTATATGTTCACCGCAGGGCAGGTAATGTCCTAATGAGCATTGTAGCTAAAAAAATTATGATGGGGTCTGGTGGCGGAGTAGACCTACCCTCAGATGACCAGTTTAACCGTGTTAGTTTCTTGTCTCATTTTGACGGTGCAAACAACGGCGTGAACAATGCGTTTGATGATGGCAGTTCTTCTAACCACACAATCACAGCCAACGGCAATGTAACGCAAGGTAGCTTTGGGCCATTTGCTCGCCCTGATGGTGAGTGGGGTGTAACGTTTGATGGTGCCGCAGATTATTTATCTGCTCCTAATAGTTCGGATTGGGCGCTTGCAAATGGGGAGTTCACAATTGAAGCATGGGTTTTTATCAAACCAAGTGGGTCTGTTAAACAAGCAATTGTGGGCCATTGGACAAATGGCAGTAGGGGGTGGCAAGCCCGTGTGGAACCATCTGGTAGTGGGTATAAATTAAGGTGGAGTTGGACTACAAACGGCAGTGAAGATTCTGTTTTAGTTGGTAGTATCGTTGCAGACTTTAATACTTGGAACCACGTTGCTTGGGTGAGGGCAAGTAATACTGTCACATTATATGTAAATGGTGTTGCTGGCGGCACTGTTTCTGGTGCAAATATTTTTACACCTAACACCCCGTTAGTTATTGGAGATTGGGATTCTAATGCTGCAGACTTAAATGGGGTTATTTCTAATCTACGCTTAGTAAAAGGCACAGCAGTCTACACAGGCAATTTTACCCCATCAACAAGCAAACTTACAGCCGTAACAAATACTAAGCTATTAACCTGTCAAAGCAATAGGTTCGTTGATAATTCTGCTTCTGCTCACACACTCACACCATCAAACAATACAGCCGTAACAGCATTTGGCCCATTTCTGACCAGCAGTGTGTATGACCCTGCGGTAAACGGGGCGAGTGCATACTTTGATGGTAATGTTGATAGGCTTCATACACCAGAGGATGCTTCAACAAGGGTTGCGGCAAGTAATTTTACGTTTGAGGCTTGGGTTTATCCAACTACCACTACTAGTGCTAATGACATGATTTTTACCCAAGGCGCTCCCGGAGTTTATTCACCATTTAACGTGTATATTGTAGGCACTACTGTCAGGATTTATATCTCAACAAATGGAACTTCTTGGAATATAGCTAGTAATTCAACTTCGTCAAATTCTGTACAAATTAATGCGTGGAACCATATTGCTCTTGTAAGAAATGGGACTACAATAGGTTTATACATTAATGGAGTTGCTGATAATACTTATGCTGTTTCTACCACTGCGTTTTTTACACCGACTAGAGAAACATCTGTTGGTGGAAGGGATGGTGAAGAGTATTTTACTGGTTATATTACTGATGCAAGACTTGTAATTGGCACAGCCGTTTACACCTCTGCGTTTACCCCACCAACAGCCCCCCTCACAGCCGTCACCAACACCAAGCTATTGCTAAGCATGAAAAATGGACAGGCAATTGACAGCACTGCCCAGAATAATCTGACGTTGGCTGGCACAGCTAAAACTAGCACAGCACAATATAAGTTTGGCACTGCGTCTTTGCTGTTGGATGGTAACAGTGACTATGCAAAAACATCTGGTTATGTTGGCTCAATTACTGGTGGCAAAACAATAGAGTGTTGGGTGTATGCTGCCAGTATAAGTTCTAAAATGTGTATTTGGGAATGGTACGAAGATGATAACAATTTATTACGTTTGTTTTTTGAGGGCGGCAATGGAAACGTATTAAGTTTAGACCAACGAAACGGTGGCAGTACAATTGTTGGTTTGACTGGTGCAACAACTTTATCCGCAACAACGTGGTATCATTTGGCGGCAACAAGAACAGCAGCAGGTGCGTGGAAAGTTTATATAAACGGAACGGCTGACACTGATTTAAGTGGGTCAGAGAGTGGAACGACATTAGATATAAGAGATATACCCCTGTATTTGGGCGTAGATTTTTGGGCTACAGATAGATACTGGAATGGGTATATTGATGACTTTCGTGTGTCCGAGTTGGACAGATATGCAAGTGGAAATTTCACAGCACCGACCAAAGCATTCGCAGATAAAGGACAATAACAATGAAGATAGCAAGATTAGATGGCAGTAACATAGGCGAAATAGCAGACCACAAATCTCTATTTCCTAACACTTCATTTCCTGCAAGTGGACCTAGTATTCAGTGGCTTGCAGCTAACTCATGTGCGGAGGTAGTAACATTTCTCGCCTTTGACTCTGCCACACAGAAGAACGAGGTTGTAGACCCTTACTTGTCAAACGGTAAAGTCTACACTAGGCGTGTCACTGACATGACTACTGAGGAACGTACTGCTGTGGTTACGGCTGCTAATGCTGCAATAGCTACACGTAACAGGAAAGAGCGTGATCGTAGACTAGCTGAGACAGACTTTCATGCCTTATCAGACGTAACTATGTCTTCTGATATGTCAGCATATAGACAAGCACTAAGAGACATTACAACACACTCTAACTGGCCTAACCTTGAGTATCCAGACATGGATGGCTCTGGTGGTGATTGGCCTACTAAACCCTCTTAAGGAGCAACCAATGGGATACAAACTAGGACTACGAAGTAAGCAGAACTTGTCTGGAGTACATCCCGATATGGTTGCTGTTGTTACAAGAGCATTAGAGATTAGTGAAAAAGACTTTAGTGTAACTGAGGGTGTTCGTAACATTGAACGTCAGCGTAT